GTAGACAGCTTATCTGTTAGATACTCTAACTTGGCTTTACATACAGCCCCCATACCCAGAACACCTGCTATTTCAGCTAAATGCTGAACTATAGCGACAGGATTAGAACAATCTACTTCTTTGGCAATACAGGACCGATATGTATTATACATATCTTTGCATTTTTTAAATTCAATTGCTTCTTGAGAGTCTGAATTAAACTCTACTTTTACTGGTATCATAGGTTATAAATTAGTGTATGTAATATTTGGATGTTCTGACTTTTTCTTACCACAAATTTTGCATTTACCACCTTTTACTGACTCAAAATTATGCCCCATATAAGTAGCAGTTGAGCCAACAATTAATGTAGTTCCTGTTGTTGCTACTCCTTGAATATGTTGAGGGCATTGTGTACACATACTTGTTGTTGGGGAATAAACTCTTTGGCATTTAGGGCACTCCCAGCCTTGTGGGATAAAAGTTGTTTGTATCATGTTATTTGTTTTTATAGGTTTGGTTGTAGTAGTTTTCTCCCTTAGTAATAACTTCATCACTACCTGTAAAAGTTATATCGCCAAATATCTTTTGATTGGCAGCATCTATTATCTGCTCTTTTTCTTTTTCAAGTGCTTGTTTAATAATATCATGAGGGATTACTCTTCTTCCGCTAATAAACCCAACACATACTGGGCTATATAACATTCTTGTAAACCATTCTATTGCTGTTTCTTTGCCTTGCATTGCTGTTTTCATAGGTTATTTATATGTTTTAATGTATTCTTTGATACACCACTTAATCATGTCCCATATGTAATACCTCTGTTTTGATTTGGAAAGCTTATGTAAGCTCTCATAATAACTAAAATATTCATTCATAATGTGTAATTTAATGCACTAAATTAGATATTTGTTTCTTTTTTAGGTCCAAAGTGATTTTTTAAACCTTTTATAAATTGCTTATTAGTAGGTATTAAAGGTTCTCCTGTAGTAGGATTGCCATATATTTTTACATCATTCTGGTCTACTGTTCTAATGTCTCCTGTATTATATAATCTAATCATAAATTGAGGATTAGAATGAATTGACCCGCCAATTAAAAAGATTGCCACTCCGTATCCTAGTGGTGTTTCTACATCAAAAGGATTTAATATTTCATGAATTGTTTGTATTATCATTTCAATGGTTTTATTCTTAATGCGTATTCTTTTCCTAATGCCTCAGAATACACTCTAGTTTTTTTTACTATTGCATTCTTAATAATATTTTGTCCTATCAGTAGTTTTTGTTGAGCAATTTTAAGAGTTTTAAATTCAACTACACTAGCTCTCCTAGTCTTAATATCTTTAATAGATAAGTCATATGCTAAGATTGTTAATCTTGAATCATTTATAAATTCATATCCCATTTTAAAATCTGCATTTATGTTTGAATAATAATTGTTCTCTATTAAATGGCAATAAACCGTTCTCGTCAACGAACTCTATACCATTATTCATTCTTAATCTACAAGGAGACCCATTAACAGTTGGCTTGCCTCCAGTTTCCCTGCTCCTTACTTTATCAATAGAAACTTCCGTCCACATCCACTCTACCGGATCCTTAATCTTCCTATGGTACGTCATAAAGGTATCTACCTTATTAGATAAGACTGACCCACCTTCCGCTTGCGAGGCGTGAGGCATCCTTTGATTGCCATCTCTATCCCTATCTCTTTGAGCCTCGGTAGTAGTGTGTACTGATAAAAATATAGTTGTATTATACTTCCTTGTATAATTTAACATATTAGTATACGCCTCGTAGTCGTATATATATTTATTTTTAGAGTTTGTTAACTCCATTTTAAGTGAGTTATATGGGTCTATAAATATTCCCTTTAGAGACTTATACTGCATAAGTGTTTTAGAGTGGTCTAGTATATCCCCATAGGTATACATGCAGTCGGTTGACATTATAGAAAAATGCTCTTCTATAAATTTTAAAGATACATTATGTTCTAGGTCGGACATTTGCTGTATTCTCTTGCCTATAAAAAACTCCATCATTTTCATCTTAACTGATGCTGAACTATTCTCACCCATATACATCATCCAATTCCAATTATAATGTACCGAAGAAAGAAAAATAAGCCATAAATTGACAGTTGTTTTGCCAACTGATGTATGAGCTAATGCAGCATAAAACTCTCCCTCTTTGAGACGAAGATGCTGGTCTAGATTATAATAACCAAATGACAACCCTAGTGGGATTAGCCCTGCCCTAAATCTATATATAAAGTCATCATCTTTTGAGTTTGATGATAAAAAAGATAAATCTTCTTCCATAACCCCGATATCTCTGACAGCCTCCCTGTAATCCATTTCTATTTCCGATATAGGCTTTGTCATGCCATGCCTTAACCCATCATTTATAGTATCTTTTGCGATACTCATACTATCAACATTTTTCTTGGATATTTCATGTACAAGAATATCAAATGCCATATCGTATTCAATATGCTTTGTCGCTATATAACCACCCAATAAATGAGCCGCCTTTAATAAAATATGATGCTTTTGTCCGTCTGGCGCAAGCCTAATCATTCTAGATGCTACATCCATTTTTTTATAGTCAGTATATCCATCTCCAATACGGATGCTAGATACCTTTATATCTTCGTCTTGTATGATATCAAAGAATGTGCTAGATGATGTATTAATATAAATATCAGGATCATATGATAAGTATAGTACTCTAGAAGGGTTTCTTGCTGTTGGGTCTAGCCCTTTAAATTTTTCAAGCAATGCCTTGTAGTGCTGAACGTGCTTATTTCCATCTCCTATCCTAATAAGACCATGTAATCCCTTACCGCTAGATGACAGCCATAACGCATATATATAAGGGTTATTTATAAGCTCTTCTCTAACAGAGTTTATGTTATCTATATCATCTATATCAATGGGCGCAAACCCGCTATGAGATGTTAATGATTTATCATCTCTATAAGAGATATACTCCCTACCATCCTCGTATTTTTTTGTAATTGGTTTGGCGAACTCGCCAGAAAATAATGCACATGGAAGATTAGATTTTAATGACCTTACTTGGTCTTTATCTTTACAAGCCCTTATAGCGTCTATCTTATCTTTATACTTCCCTTTTTGAATAGCGTTTAATACGCTTTCTATTGTAACAAAAGCCGGTTCATGAATATTTAATATATTTTTAAATATTGTTATTTTTTGCATAGAAAATAAAGTTAATAAACCCCGCCTACATCTCTATAGACGGGGGTAAGAAAAGTTAGAACGGTAGGTCATCGCTAAATGCTGGTTCTAGTGAGGTGCTTGTTGCTTGTGCAGGAGATTGTGCAGGAGCATTAGACTGTGTTGGTTTCCAAGTGTCTAGTACTGCGTACACATTATTACCGAATTTATCGGCTTCCTTCCTTTCTTTCAATTCAAGGTTAACATATCCCTTTTCATTCTGATTAGCTTTAAGCTCCTCAATGAATTTTTCTACGTTAACACTTACTTTTATTGAATACTGCCCCTTTTTTCCTCTTAACGAGTTAAAGTAAATTTTGTCCTCTGCCATGTTTGTATATTTTATTGGTTAAAAAATTTAAAATTACCCACCAACGTAGAAACGTAGCGGGTTTTAGACCGAATTGGATATCAAATAATTCTTTTTTTTGCTACAATATCTATATCGTATCCATTCTTTGAAATTACATCTATAATAGCTCCCATTGAAACTGTTCTTGGTTTTCCTTGTTTATCTTTGTATTTACCGCAGTAGTTTACGAAAAACCAATAGTGTTCTTCTTTATTAATATCATAGACATTATCTACAATCTTTGCTAATTTAGGGTAGTATTTTGTTAATTTTGCTTTGGTTATACCCTTTGCTATTGTGTTCATATGGTTTTATTGGTTTATACCATCTACTCTTTTGAAATAAAAATTACGGATTCTAATTTCCCATCATGGAAATGTGCTTTAAATGTATAAAATATTTCATACGGCTTTCCATAAAATTCTACATCTCCTGTGTGGTAGCTTTTTTTGGTTACTTGGTTAATTTTTTTTAATTCTACTGAAAATAACGAATTATCATTATTGATTGCATTCATCTCGTATTCAAAATCCTCATAGTATAATAACCCATCTTCTTTCACTTCGTAGGTTAAAAATTCCCTATCTAAATCTTTTGTCTGAAATTCAAGATCCGTTAGGTCTTCTAGCTCCTCTACGTTTGACATAGGAAGTAGTGTAGCGCTTATTTTAAAAGAATCGTATCTGCCCATAATTTATAAAGTTAGGGGATGCTCTATGCAACACCCCCCTTTTTTACTCAACTCTTACAAAAATGATATTGCGAATATACAATACTTTTATTTAATTACAAAATCTATTTTACCCATCCAGGTAATCCTATTTTCAGATGTCCGTAGAATTCATAGCCCATATCAAACAAGCCTATATCAAGACACTCCTTAAATTTATCAATAGACTCTATTATTTTCATCTTACCGAAACTAACAAAATCATCATCAGCATCTGCTAGGTAGCAATTATATGGGGACTTTGTTTCAATTATAATATATTTTATTGGCTTACCAGAAACATAATTATACATGCCTGCTTGCATATGATACTGCCTTTTAAAGAAGTCAGCTGTAATTGCTCTTGGTTCAGCATCTGATGTTGTTTTAACCTCTAATATATAGTCGATTGCAACCCCATCATAAAATCCACGCACAGGTAATCCATTTATTTCATACCTCCACTCCTTCTCAAATGAATCACAATTTTGTATAGCTTCTGCAATAGCTTGGTTTGATATAACCTTATTAATTAGATTATTAGCGTCATCGTAATCTTGTTCTGTGACTACATCTTTCCCTTCTGATTGTTTAGTAAAATCTTCATACGCTTGCTTTCCAATAGTAGTTCTTCTATCTATATTAGGCATTACTGCGAATTTATTAAGAACTATAGAAGGAGTCAACAGCATACAATGAACCAAACTTCCAAATAGCATTTCTTTTGTAGGTTCTACTTTTTTATTTAAGTAGGCTACATAATGCGCAGGCGACTTGGAAAACTCTTTTAGAGAGCTGTAGCTCAATGGCCTTTCTTTTAATTTATCTAATGTTATCATAATTTATTATTTATAATTTTAAGTTTTTCTAGAGCCTGACCCATGACGATACCTATAGTTAATTCATTGCCTCCTTCTATAGCTCTTATTAAGCTATTTAATATATCATCTATTTCTATTTTAACTAATGATATATCATTGGGAAGACTAATATTAGATAGGACATCTATAGATGATTTAATACTATTAATCCTATAGTCTTCTTTCTCTTTGTTTAATATATATTCCATATTAGGCAGGGTTTTTTAATGATGTTAATTTTAATTCTATAGCCTTGGATAACTTAAAATACTTTTTAAGTGTAGCAACATCTACTGTATTATTTTTAAATTTATCTACAACTTCATTCCATTTAGCGTGCTTTTCATCTAACCATACTAAAGTACTAGAAGGAGTTTTTGTACTGGTGATAGTTGCCTGATTTCCTGATGCTACATTACCATCGTCATCACTCCCATCATCCACGATAATATTTAATAACCCTGTATAGCTATACCTTTTAGCATAACTTACAGCGCTACCATACTCTTGTGCTGTATTTTTTTGCGTTATTACCGGGAATAAAGATTCAATAGACTCACCGCTATCCACATGATATACTATTGTTCTGACGAAACATTGCCCATCTATCCATGTAGTAGGCTGAATCGCTACTAGCCCATGCTTTAAAAGTTTTGGGTTAGCTACGTGTTGTATGGCATCAAGAGATGCATACTTTGATTTAAAGAAAGGATTATCCGCTCCCTTCTTAATCGCTGGGCATTCCATTTGGAATCCAGATAAAGCTTTTAAAATTGCTTTCATATTATTTGTTTTATTGGTTATTGCGAAATTACAATTTATTTAAATACCTTCCTAATAAAATCAGTATAAATCATAAGTATTATTATAAATATAAATGGTAATACTACTGAAAGTATAAAATCTTTGATGTCTTGTTTAGTCCACATATGTTTTAGAATTTAGCTGTGTGACACAGCTGATGATTATTAAAATACAACTAGATTGATAGATTTGGTTAAGTAGGCAAGGTAAACGAAGTCAGCCCCCTGCCCCCACAAGAGACCAATTTCTTACCACGTACAACTGAGTTAATGAGTTCAGTAAGTGAGGCTGTATAGTTACGCAAGTCTAGAAGAATACTATACATTTAAAAGAATAAATATCAGATGTTTAGTCTTTATCCATTAAGCTGTGGGGCTTCTGCCCCCTTGACTTGCAAACAGCCATATAGGTTTGACTGATACCCAATAAAAAAGCCCACTAGAGTGGAATTCTAATGGGCATGATCTAAGAAGGGTTAGTTCTTTAAACACACCCGATAAATGTAATTCCACTACCTTATCGGATTTGCATTACAAATGTACGAAGTATTTTCATACTACCAAATTTTATTTAATTACAATAGTTAGCTTGAGTATAATAATTCCTATTTGTATAGCCACTATAGGGTAGTCATTAGGCATATATGACCCATTTGTAGCGCTTATGCCAAGCAGTAAGCTGCCATCGTCATCGTTACTAAATATACTTCCCCATATGAATTCAATTTTGTTTTTTGTTATCATGATTTATTTTTTTAATTTTTCTTCAAATTTTGCTACTATCTTAAAAATCTCAAAGGCTAATTGAGGCACTACTGCATTTCCATAGGCTTTAATTGATTCGTTTCTCCATTTAGGAAAGGAGATAGAGTCCAATTCCCTGGGAATCCCATCATCTCCTCCACAAAGAGGGGGTTTAGATGGGAACGAGTCCCAAAAATTTCGTTCATCTGACTCCCTAAATCGTCCCCCTTCCAATTCTCTGTTTTCCAATGGATGTTTTTGTCCGAAGCTCGTGGAGTTTGAAGCATTACTTGTGTTGCTAGATTCGGCATGGTTGTTCCATTCGGATATTTTTCCATTCTTGCCTTGAACTTGACTAAATCCTGTACCTCCTCTTTCGTTGTTGGGGTGAGTAATAAGCCCCTCTTTACCATCCTTGTCAAACTGTTCTGCTTGTCCCCTATCCCCGCCTTGTCCGCTTCCGATGCCATTGGAGTAGGCAATAAACCAGATTCTTTGTCTTTGGTGCGGGGCGTTGACACTTGCAGCTGGAATAAGAAACGGTTGGACTTCATAGCCTTCCCTTTCCAAGTCATCGCACACCTCGTTGAATACCATCCCCCCGTTCCAACTAACAAGTCCACGAACATTCTCGCCAACGATGTATCTCGGTTTAATCTCCTTAATTGCTCGTAGCATTTGAGGAAAGAGATGTCTTTCATCGGCTTTCCCGAGTCGTTTTCCTGCTGTTGAGTATGGTTGACAAGGGAATCCCCCTGTAAGGATGTCAATACTTCCTTCGTGAATAGAAAAGTTTGTTTTTGTGATGTCATTGTATGATATTGATTTTGGGAAATGATGTTTAAGTACTTTTTGTCCAAATGGATTCCATTCGCAATGGAACTTATTGTCCCACCCCATCCAATGGGATGCTAAATCGAATCCACCTATTCCGCTGAAAAGCGATCCATGTGTCATAGTTTTTTTCTTTGTTGGTTTTTAATAATTGGTTTCTTTAGTTTTTCTTTGGCTAAATCACTAGAATAAATCCATTTAATTCTTTCTTCGTACTTTATCCTCTCTTCGGGTGTTATATGCTTTGAGTATTTAATCATAACAATAACATCTTCCATTGGTATATATGTTTCCATACTATTTTTCCATTTTAAGTATTAAATAAAGTAATGCCGAGTAATTACATAAATCTATAGCCGAATCCTTGACTGATTCATTCTCTGAAGTTTTTCCGCTAGATAATAATTGCCCTAGCCTAGCTACCTTTGTACTTATTAGATTAAGGCAGCTTGTTGCATCAGGATGCCTTGACCCCTGATTCGCTATCATCCCTGCTAATCTAAAATTAGATAGCGTATCTTCTCCCGCATAATCATGTCCTTTTCTAGTAAGGATATCTCTTTGTTCAGAGAATAAATGGTCTAGCATTATATCTCTTTCCTCTGCTGATAATGTAGCATGGTCATACTTTATAGCATCCTTGCAATGTAGCGGTTGCCTAAAAAATCTTTTAATTATCTCCATTGTTAATGTTTTATGTTTTTAATATATGTTTTAATATCTTTTATGATAGTTTGCATCTTACCATTATAGACGTAATCAGTTTCCATTAAATCCTCGCATTCTCTAATATTATGCATGACAGATGTATGATGCGTTAACCCTATCAATGGGGCTATATCTACCAATGGAGCTTTAGCATAATTAGATAACAAAAATGCAGAAGCCTTACGAGCATTAGTGGTAACTACCCTCCTATTTCTTGTTAGTACACTAGACTTGAATTCGTCCTCTACTAACTCTATTATCTTTTCGGGTGTAATGCTTGACGTTACACTTATTAGCTTTACTTTAACCTTCTTACTTTCTGATAGAGATATACCAGAATCTTCTAATAGTTTCTCTAATATCTTAACGTACCTTACTTGTAACTTATACATCCTATATAGGGGTGTATTGCAGTTCCTTACTTCCATGTTTTATTGATTTTACATTAATTGGAATATTCCTACGTGCCTAACATCTATTATATATGTTTCGTCTATAGTATAGATATCTACATTATAATTAAATAGAATTAGCCGTTCCTTAAATTTATACGCCTCTGGCACTTTCTGATGGTATAATATACCAATCATATCTATATTAGATAGGTAATCAATTTGTTCAAATAGCGTTATAGCCATTTGTAGCTTTTTTATTTTACTCATGGTTAACCTCGTTTATAGTGGTACTTATAATATTCCTTTTAAGAAGTGTAACCTGCTCCTTATCATCAATTGACAATAAGGTAACGGTAAAGTTTCCACCAAAATCAGCTATATCCTCTGCCATATTAACAAAGCAGTCACGATAAAAATCTACTGCTTGATTAATATCATTATACTCATATGAGTAAGTATCCGGATCACCGGATTCTTCAATCTTTAACTGCCCTAGTACTTTGTAGTTCATAATCATTGTATTTTGTGTTTGTAAAATTAATTAATAATTTGCAATTTAGCAAATATATTTTAAGTATTATAATTAGGATTAGTATTATCCCATAATTTCTCGTTAGCATTATCATATAATAGTTCGCTATTTATACTAGAATAAAGTTCTTCGGTAGATTGATTGCCATTATCCTTGGTGGATAATAATTCCTGCGTAAAATCAACCTCGCTCCACCCTTCTTCATCTAGCGTTCCGCTTTTGGCTTTTTCTCTAGCAAGCACGACAGCTTTACTATATGATTCAGCTTTAATCTCGAAATCAGTTCTCATCCAAGTTGAGACCTTTTGGTCTAAATAAAAATTGTAAGTTTCCATTTTATTTTATTTTGTTTATTTGTTTAATAATATCTATAAAGCCAAACACAGCTAGTGCTGCTATTATAATATATCCTAATATAATTAACATTTCAATTTTATTTTATTTGATTTAATTCTAAATATTGAAACACTTCGTCATAGATATTATCATATTCGTGTTGAATATGCCCATGATAAATCATTACACCTCTTTTCTCTACCATAGTTGCAACTCCAGTATTCTCATACTTCTTGTCAACTATTAGTGCTGTTAGCTCTGATGCTAATTCGTTCAAGTAGAACGTGGCTTTTGGCGTGCCATTGATTACATTTTCCATTTTATTTTAATATTAAATTAGTGAATATAGCAACCACGAATTGTTCGTAGCTACATTTCTTTTTTCTTTTTGGAATAGCTTCGTACTCTTTTGTTAGCTCTTTCTGAAAGTCTTCCATGAACTTATAGAGCATATAAAAGTGCATATCAACTTCTTTTTTAATAGCTGCTGGCATTTTTTTATTTCCCATTAGTCTTTTATTTTTTTGATTTCTAAATAATCACACATATCGTCAATGGCTAAAAATATTTGTTCCATAGTAGC